CTCAACTTGGTCTCTACTGTGCTGGTATCCATCTCCAGCACAGTCCGGAGCCACCGGTATCGTACCGCAACGCGGAGGAATCAACCTCCATCGTAGACGTTGTCGTACGATCTGCCCACCACCGGAGGTACTCATAGGCATCGACAACCTGGAGGTTTTCAAGGTCGTCTTTGCGAGTAGTAGCTCTGATAGCCCATGCTCTGACCTCAGTACGCTGGTACCATGGTAAATGCTTATCAACTGGATCAGGTTGCTCACGATGTTTCAAGTGAGAATTTGACACAGGATCTGCACTAACACGAATACCAAACTGACTAGGGTCAGATACGTAAGGGATAGAATTCTTCGCACTCACTGAACTTTCAAGTGATTTGCGACATCCCCACGTCATCAGCGAAGCATGGAGGAATCGGTACAGATGTCTGTAACCGCATTCATACGCCTCATTAATGAGATGGACTTGTGAAGCGACATGTTCACTGCCAAGTCGGGAGTGAACACCCTTGATACGAAAGTAAAGGGGGGTTATGTCGTGGCCGTTCAAATAATACCCTCCGCAGGTTTCGCGAAAGGTCTGGCTGTCGGTGAATGATTTTTCTTCATTGACGACGAACCCTAAACGGCCGAGGATGGGCATGACAGTCTGCGTAAGACGTGAGTCAACGCAGATGTCGTCTCCGTACACTGCTAGAGGCATAAACTTACCGACTGATCTATCAGGATCGAGTGCAAAATTTCGCACAACGTCTCTGATGATGTCAGGAGTAAGCCACGCATCGAAAGATAGCGAGGTGTCAATAGTATCGAACGTGTACAAGCATGCAGCATAGATGCAGACCGCGGCAAATGTTATACATTGCGTTGGAAAGCAGAGTGCTGATCCCATAGGTGCGAACTTCTTCAACGGGACAAGACGTCCGTCGGGAAGTTCAACCTCACGAGACCTAGTGACTAACATAGGAATCTTCCAGGACGGCGGAAATATTCGCCGGACGAGGTCGACCGATAGACAGTCACTAGCAGCAGATAAATCAATCGTGTCAATCTCCATAGTATAGGAACCATAAAGACCTAGCGACCTATTACGCTGCTGATCTGAGATGTCAATAAAACGGCATAACTCAGACTGCTTTATCAAGCGCAAAAACTCACGCAGTACACCCTGTTGAGAATACATGACGACGTTAGGTTCCATACCAATGGAACGTGCCGTTTTCATGTTCTTTCTAACAAAGCGTTGGAGAGAGTTGCGCTTCGATGCACGTCTTGCAGGTATCCAATTGTCAGGGTTAGGTATTACCTTCCTGACGCTCAGACCGTGGTCTTCGCCATAACCATACATTCCTATATGACCATGGAAAAGAAATCTATCTATAAGAGGATCGTAAGATAAGCTACGAAGCTTGCTTAAACGTCCCCTCACTCCCCGTTCCATCACGGCTCCAGGGCCAAATTTGGGCCTGAAGTCGGATATGGAAAAGACAGGCAAGCAGGTTGACAATATCAGTTGAAGAAACTGACAGTCGTTATCCTGCAAGACTAGATGATTTAGCTTATTCTCAATGTCAAGCCAGTCGCGAAAGGCGACTTCATAAAAGGCTTTGTCCTCGTACTCAAGCTTCTTTCCGAAGTTGAGGAACGTGTACAAGTAGTCTAATATCTTGACATCTCCAGTCTTAAAGTAACGGTTATATTCGTAGAACACTGGTGTGTCCGCGAAACCGTCAATCCAGGGACCTATTGAGGTACCTGGGCCCGTCAACGTATGTCGACTGACAAGTTGGTGGGCCAAACTGGAGTACTCGAGAACGACGAGTCGAATGCCATACCGCTGGATCCGTTTAAGGAAACTGCGATAGAGAGCATAGGGCTTATTCTCGGGTTCGAGTGGGCTATCTGCAAGGAGCGAAATCCATGATGCAACAAATAAAGAAACAACTTCTTCGTTAGCACCAACAGATTCACTCATCGATGAAATAAAGTCGTGATCTATTATGATAGACCGACGACCGTCGGAGGTTCGGAGACGAACCTCGTGTGACACAACTACTTGACTTCAGTCCCGCCACGAAGGAGGGTAGCTAGCCAAGTTGTGTCACGGACCTTTGCAGTGACGGACAGGAATTGGAAAGAAAATGCATTTCCAAGCAAGTCGTCAAGATCTGCGATCTCGATGGTCATGTCCCCTGGGACGGTATACGTGGTTGAGACCGAAATAGGTCTCTTGGTCTCAAGACCAGACACACTGTCCAGGGCCGTAGCCCAAGTCATGAAAGTGATGGAGAACTTACGTACAGCGCCAACGGCTCGTTTCTGAACGAGATTCCGATAGATGACAAAGGCTTGATAGCTGTTGTCACCTGAATTAAGGGCGTACTTGGTTTCCTGTTCACCGGTCTTAGGATCGGTAGAAGTGCCCAACTTTGTCATCTCTGACTTAGCGGCAACTTCGACAGACACGTCCTCGACGGACGCGACTGCATGATCTATGGTATACGAGAGAGACATTTTGTTGTCAACCTTTCGTCGACTAATCCGCATCGCGGATGGATAAAACTACCTGCTAAAGAGTAGCTGATAGAGAAGGCTACCTAAGGTACCCAATGAAGGGAGTCCTGAGGGAAGACCGAAGCCAAGCCTGCTATCTTTTGGAGTTGGGCAGTAGAGTGTAATATCTCTAAAGTACAACTTGAGAGACGCGGGCTCCGGAGATGAACTAGAGGCCTTCAAAATCTCTAACTCATCTGCCAGCAAAGGGCTGGTGATTGTGAATGTGTGGACGAAATAAGCAGGAATGGTCAACAATTCTAATGACCGCTCCGCTCTTTTCATAGATCCCGTCACACCGGTGAACCAATTTACCACGAAGGTAAATGGCATCGTATCCCAAACGTTCGAGGGTTTTGGCAAAATGCCGAGGCTGTCGATACGCAGGATGGTTGATAATAGTCCCGAAGGGCTAAGATCAATAACTAACTTGGTGCGAGTTAACAAGGTGATGCTCTCCCTGCCATACTCATTTAAGAGTGTGTGGCGAAAAGAGCCATATCCAATTGACGTACGAACAGTATGTGAGCTGCACGCAGTCAAAATGCTGACCATCTGAGGGATGAGTGTACTGAAGAGGCTAATATAAGGCCTCCATACAAACATTGCCTGTAGATCGGTAGAAGTAGCAAGATCTAGAATTTCTCGCAAAGTTGCGAGTGATAGATCTCGCTTAGCTAAATGCCCAAGTAAGGAGATAGCTTCCCGAAATTTCGGGACAGCAGCTCCAATATTGGGAATCTTAGCTAGGGTCTGAAAGATATCAGTGTCTATCCCATTCCGAGCGTCATTAAACGCTTCAGCACTTGAAAACATGATGCTAGGTATAATCTGCGCAAAATCGCGCTCGATATCCCGACGAAAAACGTCGAGAAATTTACGAGCGCGAAGTTGAGCAGGTACGCCTAAATATACATCATGAGCAGCACCAGAGTGAGGCTGAGCAGAACTTAGAGCAAGCGCTACCGAATTAACGATAGTACGTGATCCAGAGGTTTCACCCATTATTCCATCATCCACACCGTTGAACGTGGCGTTGGTATACCTTATGGTTACCGGCGCGCGAACAGCAGCATAGTAGACTTCAAGACCATCACTCGGTATGACGTTACGGGGCTGGTATCTGAATTCAAACACCAGCTCCGAATCCCACTCGTAAACGTAGTCCAACAGTTGGTTGGCACGGACGTGGTAGGATAAGACGAGCCGTTCGTGCGTGAGCACGTACTGTACGCGTGAAATTTCGCGTATAACAGTATATGGCGCCAGATAGATAACCTCACCTGTTTCTTTCCCGACAAAGGATCGAATCAGGTCAAGGAAATTCCTGGCGTAGTAAACAGCATAGTCTCTAGTCAAAACGACGACATCGACTGGCACAACCGTGTTAACACGGAGTGTGTCTGGGAGGACATCGTGGGTGAGTGCCTTATAGGGATAACCCATAAAGGTATAGTCACCAACATGACTAGGAACGTCAGACTGACTCTCTATAAGCTCACCGGAGTAGGAGTAATGCCGGATGGCATGCTCTTTTATCGAGGATGGAACCTTCACAGGTGATCTCGATAATAGTGAGAGGAATGTGGCCAGATTAGCAGCATTGCTGCCATAGAGCTGGACATCGTACGTATCAAGCGGGATAATAGGAAGCGGCTTTGACGAGACATAAACATCGTCACTAACAGCCGTACCAAGATCCACGCCAAACACAGATCCCACCGGAGCGGCAAATGCTGGAATGAAATAATCAAAACCAGCAAGTTCCGCAAGGAAAGGATCAGACCTAGCAATAGCCGAGTTGTAGTGGTAAGAATTCGCCAGCGGATCGCTGGGGATATTGATACCAAAACCCGTTTTAATGACGGGATCGGCTGGAGCAGAGCGCACGATAATAGACATAAGAGCCTCCGATAGAGAGTTTCAGGATATGATATTGGCCACAAGAAGCTCAGCCGACTCACAGAACATGTGATCGGAATAACACTGAGCGTTCCTTCAAGCGGGAAAGTAGTCGTTCAACGCGTTTATGATGACGCGAAGAACTTCCACCACCCACTCAAGGAATTTGACCAAACGAAGAAGTTGCATCTTCACAGATACAATATTCATGGATCACCTCCAAGATAGCTACGGGTGCGGCATTCGCCG